TTTTCTAGTTCTAAGTTACCTTTATTCCATTCTACGATACCTTGTTGCATCCACTTAGGAAGATTTTCATAAGCTAACTTAATTCTAGAAAGTATTTCTCTTGACTGCTTTTCTTTATTAGCTAATATTGCTACATTATAGTTCTCATTAAACAAAATCATGTGAAGTATCATAGCAGCAATTGTAGTCGTTTTTCCGACCTGACGAGGCATCTTAGCTACTACAAATCTTTCTTTTACTGAAGTTGAAATGAAAGATTCTTGAAATGGCCACAGATCAAAAGGTACTATACCTTTATCGACATGAACAATTTTTACGTAAGTCTTAACAAAATGGACAGGATCTTTAGAACATTTTATAAACTCCTCAATTTGTTCAGGAGTGTATTGATGTCTAAAATTAGGTTTCTTTAACTTGGTATTACCAAGATATCCTTCACTCATTAGGCTTCTTTAGCAACTTTAAAAGATCAGCAGTAGAACCAATGTATAGATTATTGTTTACAGTTGATGGACCTCCATCTCCGGTATGTTCTAATTCTTTCTTCTTTTTAATCAATTCTAAAAGATCTTTGTTTGCATTAGCCAAGGTACCTATCAAAGTAGCAACAACTTCATAACCTCGTGGATGTTGTGATCTTTGAGCAACATCTAGCATATCATTGAGGGCTTCTTGTCCTTTTTCAATCACGTTAATCATACTACCTCTAGCATATTGATAATCATCATCTATATTATTAGATAATGTTTTAGTATCATTTAAAGGTACAAGATCTAAAGTGTTTGCTATTACATCAGGCTTTTGTGATGATGTATCCATAGTTATCGTTTGCATTTATTTGATCCACATTAACTGAAAGTGAGGCATTGGAAGTTGGGGATCCGTTAGCAAGTAAACCTGGCTTAACATCAACAGAAGATATTACATCTGTGTTCCCAACGGCTTGATCAATATTATCATATGTCGTTGTATCATAAAAGTTTGTATTAGCAATTTTAATAATCTCACTAGACTTAACAGGCCCGAAAATAAATCCTTTCATTGTAAATGATAAGTTCCAAATTAAGGCTCTTCTTGTTAAAAAGTCTCCTTCATATGTATCTTCTGATGTTACTGAATTGAGTATAACAGGTATGTCAAGTTTTATACCCATTTCTGGTATAAGATCTACAGTGGAATTCCAACTAGGGGTGAAAAAGGGTAAGATTTGTTCAAGGATTCTAGTTCCATCATCAGCATTTTTTACTGCAGCTGCAAGCGAGAAGTTAAAATCATAAGGTACTTGCATGTATTGGTATTTCATTACATTGTCATCAGTAGAGCTAATATGAACATGCTTTTGTAGTGTGTTTAATTTTCTTTCGCTTGCATAATTAACACTTTCTAATTCAAAACTCATTCTAGGAAGCACTATAGCAGGTCTATTAAGACTGAGATCTCCATCAACCCTTGCAAGCATTTTCTCCTTAGGTCCATAAGAAATAGGAACTTTTATAGTTTGAATAATTTTTCTATCTGTATTTGGTCTGTTAATGTATACATCGTTAAACAAAGTTCCAAATAAAATAACATATTTTCTTATAGTATTATGATAAAATGTATGGCCAAACATTAGAATCTACCTCCTTCACTGAAGGGATCAGATTCGCTAAAATCTAAGATAGAATCAGATTCTATTTGTATATCTTGATTATCGGATAATACATCTTGAACTTCTAAATCATATTCTTCTCTTGTGATAGTATATCTTTCTTCATCAGTAATTTCTAAACCATCTTCTGTCAATAAGCCGTAATTGTTATATGATGTTGAATACCTAGTTTGCAGCCTATCAATTATTTCAAAACCTGTATTAAGAACTTCATTACTGTATTCAAACAATTCACATTTTAAATCATACATTTGCAGTGAACCAATTTGATAAAAAACAGACTCGTGCTCAACAAATTTAATTTGAAATATTTTATTGTTTAATGGAAAAAATATTAGATCACCTTCTAAAGGTCTTACAGTAGCTGCTTCAAATCTTGTGATTTCACCTTCAAAATTTCTTCTTGAAACAGTAAAAGTAATTTGATCTCTTATTTCTATATTAAATTTAGAAAGAAAATCACCCTCACCCTCAAATCCTTCTACATTCTTTACATACATATCGATCAGATATGATTTGTTGTACTCAACTAATGAGTCTTCACCATAAATTTTGTCTTTATTTACTTCTCTTTTTGGAATGTAATACACATCCAAACCATATATTTTAATCGATTCTAGAACAAGATCAGAAATAAGATCCTGTTCTGCTGATGAAGAAAAATTGTTAAAGAAAAAATTGGTTGCCACTTTTAACCTATCATGTCCATTACTGGCAACGAGTAACTCGTAATCATTTCCTGCTCAAGTTTATCTATTTCATTTTTTGCATCATCAAGTATTTTTTCACCATTGAATTGAACACCACCAGGAAGTTGCATTCCAGTAAATTTAGTTAAGTTTGTTCCCCATTGGTACTTAATTTTAGATGTGCAGTAATGTTGAAGCCATCGATCTCCCCAAGCATCAGTATAAACATCTGGATCAATAACTTGATACGCTTCTACTAAAAGATACTCACCTACATTTAGCTTTGTCCAATCCATATCAATGTAACATTTATTGCTATGTCTATTATATCTGATTGGTTGTTGTCCTACTAGTAGTTCTGTAATAGTTCCTAGATGTTGCATTGCCATATAGTATGGTATCAATGAAACAGTAGTTAACTGATACAAATCATTAAGAGCAATTTGGTACCTAATATTAAACATATCACTAGACTTCATTGAAGGATCTCCAATTGGAAAAATCCTTACAGCACCTATGATATTTTCAGGTAAAGTAATATATTTGTCTGACTTTGTATTAGCAGTAATCAGGTGTTGATAGTATATTCTTTCTGAACCATCAAAATGATAATCATAATAATACTTTAAAGACTCATCAATTCGATCTTCTACTTGATCATCATCAACATTAATCTCAATAACAGGTTTACCAAGTTTGCGAAGGCAATATTCTTTAAACTCTGCTCTTGTAGCTGGAACTGCCATCAAAATCTCCTAAGTTTATAACTATTTAGGAGATTATTATATTAGATCTCTAATCTATGAGGTAGCCTTCTTCCTCCCTCCTTTACAGCAACACCCCACCAAGTAGTTACACATACATTCATTTTCTTTAACCATTCATTAGGAAACCAAGTTTCTCTTCTAAATTCTTGGAATCTTATATCTTTATTGCGAATAAAATTTGCCAAATATGAATTAGTATAATATAAAAAACTATTTTCATTCCAGTAACTTACATGAGTAGGGTCTTGAAATGCTCCTCTACCATCAGTGCTAGGAACTTCAATGAATGCCCAACCACCATGAGCTAATACTCTATGAATTTCTTTCATGGTGTATGTTTTATCATGCAAATGTTCTATAACGTGACTTGCGTTAATTACACCAACACTATTATCAGGTAAAGGTATACCTTGATTAAGGTTAAATTCGATATCTGCATCATGAAGGTCAATCGATACATATCCTTTTCTTTTGTTGATACCGCCTCCTAAATCAACCTTAAGTAGCTTGTTTTTATCAGCATCGCGTTCCGCAAGTTGTTGGGCGTATTGATTAAACAGTTTAACAGTTGTAATTTGAATATCTTTATTTCTTTCTAACCATGTATTTTCTCCCGTGACTCTGTAAATATATAAAACTTCCGGTATCCTCACAAATTTTGTTTTTAGATAAGTTCTAATCATAAGTTCATGATCATCACAAATAGATAGTTCAGGATTATGACCTCCCAATTCTTTGTAAACAGAAGCTCTCCATGATCTTACATGATCAGGCGCATACCAGATATAACCTACAGAATGACTTGATGGTTCGAAACTATTCATTGCGAATAAGTTTTTACCATTATGATTGTATAATTTGTGAGTCCATCCCCATAATTCATTATAAGGTGTAAATTTGTCTTGCATATGATAAGTTGCATTATCACTAAAAACAAAACCAGCTTCTTGATCTTGATAGGCAATGTTTAGTTTTTCAAGACAATTATCAGTTAAAATATCATCGTGATCTGCTTCTACTAAAATATCTCCTTCCCCAGTGTTAAATGCAAGATTTTTTAAAAACCCTACATTGGTATTATCACCATCATAATAATACTTCTTAATTTTTTTATTTTGTAGTATTGGTTTAGGAAGATTATCTAATTTGATTTCACCATTAAGATACAAAATCCATTCCCAGTTAGTATAAGTTTGACTAACAATACTTTGATACAACTCAACCAAAAAAGGAATGTTTTTTATACTATGAGTTGGTGTTATGATACTAAATTTATACTTTTTCATTATCAAAGAAAAATAAATGAGTTAATCTTCCATCTTCTTTACTTTGACCAAAGTATTGAGATGCTGCGTGGATACAATTTGCATCCATAATTACTATTCTGTTAAACACATTACCAACATTATCAACGACTTCAAATTTAGTCTTATCGTAAAAGCCACCAACAAATGACTCACTACAATTAGGATCATTCAAATGTCTCGCACCAGTAACTTTAGACTTTAATAATACTGTACCACTCTCAATCGGAGCATCCGGAGT